CTGGGCTTCCTGAACTGGGGTACTTTCGAAGGTGCTTATGACACCGCCGCCGGCCCCGCTCCCTGGTCTTCCCTGACCTCCAACCCGATCGAAGACGTTCTGACTCTGAAGCGCTCCGTCGCTAACCAGATCGGTATCCGTCCTAACTCGATGGTTGTTGGTACCGCTGTGTTTGACCAGCTGCTGACCAACCAGGCGATCCTTGAGCGTATCAAGTACACCACCGCCGACAGCATCGACACCGATATGCTCGCCCGCTATTTCGGTCTCGAGCGCGGTCTGCGCGTGGCTGAGGGTCGTTATCTGGCCACCGACGGTAGCCTGCAGCCCGTGTTCCCTGAGAACGGCATTCTGCTGTTCTACAGCCCGAACGGCCCCTCTGACTCCGTTATGCCTGCTGGTGGCGCTAATGCCGCTACCCCTGCCTTCGCTTACACCTACCAGCTGACCGGCACCCCTGCCGTTCGTCCTGAGTACTACATCCGTGAGCGTCGCGTTGTGCGTGCTGAGATCACCGTTGAGCGTGTGATCAACCTGGTCGGCCTCGGTGCTACCGGTCTCATCGGTTCTGGCGCGATGATCACCGACATTCTGTCCTGATTAGGGACACTAAGGAGGTGTAATCATGGCTATTCTTCGTCCAATCACAAAGGCGCAGTACGAAGTTTCCTTCACTGCGGTGGGTGGACCGACTTTCACGTCGGTGTTCACCAAGTTCAGCGGCATCAAAGATTCCGCAGATAGCAACACCTACGCTAACGGCACGGGCAACCGTCTGTACCACGTTGTGGGTCCCCGGACCGCTGACAACGTGACTCTCACGGCCCCCTACGACCCCGCCATCTTCAAGACCCTCGAGCAGTTCTGGCTGACCTACAACTGTAACCCGATTACTGTGACGATCACCCCCCGCGATTGCGCCGGGACCGGTGAGGCCAACAGTGGATACGGTGCTACAGGCGGCCAGTACGTCTGCTACGAGTGCCAGTTCACGTCCATCACCACAGGTGAAGTCGATCGCGAGAGCGGCGACGTGGCCGAGATCGAGGTGGAGTTTACAGTCAACTACTGGGATCGTACCTGATAATTATCGGGACTCCCTCTTCAATGCCCCCGAGGTTCGTGCTTCGGGGGCTTTTTTTTTGTGGGGTAAAACCTTCACAAGAACAAGGACCTGTAGAGGTGCATGGCTAAGACAACTTTTAGTTCAGGCGTTATCGTTACTTCTCAGTGGCTGAATGGCGCCCAACAAATCTTTTTCGACGGCCAGGATCTCGATTGGCACTACCCCCAGTTGGGGGTGAATTCGCTCATCACGTCTGGCCCAAACGGTCTCGACTCCCTGTACGTCACACTCGGCACAGATCAACCAACTCTCGATAATAACGGTTTATATATCAGCGGCTCGCCCATCAGCGGCAGCAAAGTTTCGGTTGGGCCTTGGCAGTTCGGTTACGACCCAGCAGTGGCTGGCAACCCGACGAACGTCAATGCGTACGCCCCCAAAAGCTATACCACCAACGACAAGTACGAGGATGCTAACGGTATCCCGACGCCCACCATCCCACAGAAGTTCGCAGCACTCGACAACGCCGATCTCGTCACGAAAGAAGTCGTGGCGGATCAGATCACGGATTTGTTGGATTCACTGGAGATAGACAACGGCATCTACTACTCGGCGACAACACCGACCTGTAACAACTACACCGCTCCGGGCGGATCCAGCGTCATCTGCCCGACCTGATTGAGGTATAAAAGTGCCCAGATACGCTCCGCTTCCCCCCATCAGCATCGACCCCAGGAACGAGGCCCAGCTCGTTCAGGACGCCTCACAACGGGTCTACGAGGCTTCGAACCAGACGCTGAACGACTTCTCAGCTGGTAACCCCCTGGCGGCACTGCTCGAGGGGCAGGCATTCGCCCAGGGAGAATTCCTGTTCTGGGCCAACCAGCTGCCCCAGTCCGTGCTCATCGAGTGGCTCGGTCCTTTCCTGGGTGCGATGCGTCGCCTAGGCACACCCGCCACCGCCCGCCTGTTGGTGACAGTTCCGTTTTCGAACGAGGTGACCGTCATCCCAGCCGGCTCGACTTTTGTCACCAACCCCAACGTCACTGGCGGCGAGGCTTTCTCTTTCATCTCTTCAACCGAACTGAGACTACCGCCCGGTCAGAGCTCCGCTTTCCTGCCGGTATCGTCCCAATACGTCGGGTCCCAATACAACTGCCCCGCCAACGCCATCACAACGGCTTCGGCGATCAATGTCGTCGGTCTGACCGCTACCAACCCGCAGCCGGCTGTCGGCGGTAGCGACGTCGAGACTTACCAGGAGGTTCAGGAGCGTTTCTTCACACTCATCCGCCGCCGCAACCCGGTCAGTGGAGAGGACTGGGAGAACTTCTTCATCGATTTCTACGGCGTCGGCACCCTGACTTCGGTCCAGCCAAATCGCCCCAATCAGGGCCCCTACAACTACCTCACCGACTATCTCCTCCCCAACGGGCAGGTGTCGTTTTTCGTGTTGGGTCCGAACGGCACCGAGCTCACTCGTGACCAGCTCCAACGTGGGCAGAACGCAGTGAACTTCTCGGTCCCCGTCGAGACTTCGGCGCATCTCTACCCGATGACCCTCAGCCAGGTTCAGTACAACCTGAAAGTGGACATCGACGCCAACGGCTCGTTCGGTGCCAACCTCCAGAACACGTCGCTCGACTTCCGTGACCGCCTGTTCGACATCCTGACGCCCGGCAACATCTTCCCCATCAGCCTGAACCCGACCGGCAGTGACGTCGACGCCGCTTTTTACAACACCTTCGACGAAACGACCCGCTACAGCGACCCCCACATCGAACTGTCGGCCGCCTACAACACCCCGCCCCTGCTCGAAGCTGCCTCCGCCACCTACACCCAGGTCTACACTTTCGAACCCACCGAGTATCTTCTGAATCAGAACGATCTGGTGAAGCTGACACTTCCGGTGGACACTTTCTTCCCGGTGCTGTCTTCCTTCACCCCCTACTCGAGTGAAAAGCCCCAGCAGACCATCTACAACAATCTGGCTCTGAAACAGATCCAAACCCTGTCGGCGGGAACCTACGTCCAGGGGGATGTGGTTTACTGGTCCAGCATCGACGGTGGTGACGACGAGCTCCACGTCATCCTGGCTAACATCGTCATCGACTCGCAGACTCAGATACCCGCCTACATCGCGCAGGGTCGCATCTCTGCTGCGATGGTCTACTCCACCTGGACCGTAGGTAACAACTACGTCAACAACGTCGCTGGCGTGTTCGGCCCCGAGATCGTTCTGTACGACTACGCCGCTGACGAGTTCATCCCAGACCCCACATCACTGGTGCCGCTGAGCAAGCGACCTGGTGCTTTCGTGTGGGAAGTCGCCCAGAACTTCACCCTTGGTGCTTCGACTAACGACCTGACCGGCGCCCAGAGCGCCGCCCTCATCGGCGGTTCCGTGCTGCCACAGCAGTTGAACGTCGGCCAGACCTACGCCGCTGGCACCTGGGTCTACACGCCACAGGTGGGCTCGGGTCCGGATCCCGTCGCCGACCCCTATTACAACTACGTCGACCCGACAAAAGGAGCCGTCACCAAATACGCCTACGTCGTTACGACTTTCACCTACCAGCCTAACGAGCTGTCGATCAGCGTGTACTTCGACGAGCTGGCCACCCAGGGCATCGTTAAGGAGATCGTGGTCCAGACCGGCGACAACGGCCTACCGATCTACAAATACAGCCCACGTTTCCAAGCCTGTACTTACCTCGAGTATCGCCAGAACTCCACTGCCGTCCCCCAGTACTTTATCGCCGCCACCTACTTCACGCCCAACAGCACCAACATCGAGGAGCTGTTGAGCGAGGGCGTCGTATTCCCTCTAGCCCCACTCCCGGCCCAGAAGTCGCTTTTGGCGGCCCAGATAGCGAGCGGGGCCGTGAAGACTCCCGTTCGGATGTTCGTCTTTTTCGAGGGGGACCGAACGTTCTTCCGCCAGGGCTCGAAAGTCGTGTCCTACACCGCCACTTCCAACGTCACCCCCCTGTTCGCTTTCTACGTCTACCTTCAAAACGGCACGTTTGTAGAGACTCAGACTTACCTCCCCGGTCAGTTCGAGTACCAGCAGTACATCCCTTACTTCGATCCCCTGTACATCCTCCACGCTGAAGACACAGTGCTATCCGAAGACGGGAAGAACCTGTACCGAGTGATGCGTGCTTTCACCCCTCCCCTGACTGTTGTCGACTGGACCAGCACCGAAGTGGTGGACACCGCCCGGATCCAGGAGTACGCCGGTAACCTCCTCCGGTACGTTAATGTTTACACCTGTGAGCAGGACATCCTGTCACAGCTGGGCCGTGACGTCTCAGCCATCAAACTCGGCATCGCTCAGATAACGCTCATCCCGAAAGACTCGGGCCGTTATAACAACTCCCGCCCTCAGGTGGTATACGTGTGGGAGAACACCAGCACCCTGGCTGAGGTGCCACAGCTTTCCTACTACTCCGGAAGCTCCTACCCCTACACACCGCCTAACTACAAGTCTGGGACACTTAACCTGTAATGAGCCAACAGCAAATCGCTATCAACGGGGGCGTGTCCCAGGTTCAGACGACAACTGTCACACCTCGGGTCAGTGCTCTATCCAAACAGTTCATCGCCCTGAACAACCTGGAGTCACGCCCGACCGAGTGGGTGGCTGGTGGCAGGCCCGTCTACCGGAGGTTGCCGGCGGTCGCTGAGACCTACCAGATCGACTTCTTCAACACTGTCAACGTGCCCAACACGGCTGTGGCTGTGGAGCAGGTGGACGTCGGATACGTGTACATCCCTTGGGGCGAAGGCATTTTCGGCTCGGTATCGATGGAGGTTGTGGCGTCAGACTCTCTGAAGGACCTGGTTGTGAAAGCCGGTAACATCGTTTGGAAGTACGGGATGACTTCGGTGCTACCAGCTGTGTTTAGCTTGGAAGAGCTGGAAGTAGCCAGCGGTACTTACTTCCTGGGCTACCAGCTCGTGTACGATGACAGCCCCTTCGAAGCCCTTTACTCCGTCGAAGAGTTCGCTCTCACTGGGGAATCGCTCGAGATCACGAGCAGCACCGACATCCTTCCAGGGTGGCGTGACCCAGCCGTCAACGCTTTCCTCAACACTGACACTCTGGTCTGGAAGAACTACGACAGCTTCTTCCCAACCTATCTCCAACCCACCACCGCTTTCATCCAGTGGGAGAGTGTTCTGCCTAGCGCCTACTCCGAAGTACTTCTTCGGTGCCCCGCCAACACAGCGATAACAGGCGAAGCCCGTCTTTACTACTTCAACCCAGACACAAATTCGTACGACCTCGTGTGCTCAACCGTCGTTGAGAAAGATAAAACGAGCCAGTTTTTTCGCCTCAACGCTTTCGACCCCACGTTCCAAAAAGTGTGGCGGGTGGAGTTCGACGATCTCAAAGCCTCGATCCAGAGCGTGGTCGTGACCGGCACTGTGACCCGCCTGAAGCGACCGGTGGCGCCCCGCCCCAGAGCCAGTCTCGTGATGTACCCCGAGAACCTGGTGCCCAGAGTGGTAGTGGACGCCAACAACGTCGAGATCACACCGACTTACTGTGATCTGGCGCTGGTTTCGATCAAAGACGGCTACATCATCGAAGACATTCGTGACATTCGAAACATCACCCAGCGTGAATTCGTTCCAGTCGCCGACTGGCTGACTCAGCCCTGGGATAGCAACCTCATCAACCTCTACGAGCAAGTTAGAGGCTACGCCGAGCTGTGGATGAAACCCGAAACACTTCTGAAGCAAGAGTACGTGGGACTCGTTAAGTACGGAATTGACCTTTCAAACTCCACCGCACTTGGGATCTGACTGTGAACAACGAAGAAACAAAAGCACGTCTGATGGCCCTCGGGTTTTCTGAGCAAGCTTCGACCGAGGTGGTAGACTTTTTGGGTCAGCGGGTTTACGCAGGCGTTAAAGAAGCTAAAATAAAAAAGAGAGACCCTTTCAGTAAAGACCCTGCGTGAACCAGCACGACTTCGTAGCCTCCTGCCTCGTGAAGTACCGATTCGAGCCTCTCCCACCTGGGGAGACGTGGGAGGACGCACACTACCCGACGCCTAAGTGCCTGAAAGGAAC